AAACCACAAGCTAGTCCTAAAGCAAAAGCGTGGGCATCAAAAAACACTTGGTTTGGTCAGGATAAAGCAATGACAAACGCTGCATTTGGTATTCATCAAGATTTAGTAGAACAAGGGTTTGACCTTGAGTCTGAGGAGTATTACAATGAAGTAGATAAACAAATGAGGGGTTATTTTCCTCAAAAGTTTATGAATGATAACAAACCGATTCAAACTGTTGCTTCTGCTGGAAGAAAACAGTTGGGTCGCAAAACTGTGACACTCACTCGCTCACAGGTGGCTATAGCCAAAAAATTAGGAGTGCCACTAGAAGAATACGCAAAATTCGTGAAGGAGTAAAATTATGAATGAAACTATTAAAAGAACCTCACGCAGTTCAAGTGAAACAAAAAGCGTTAGAAACAAACCTTGGACTCCTCCATCAAGTCTGGACGCACCTCCTGCACCTAAAGGATTTGTACATAGATGGATAAGAACTGAATTCATGGGTCAAGAAGATACAGGTAATGTATCCAAAAAACTCAGAGAAGGATGGGAATTTGTGAGAGCCGAAGAGATTAAAAACAATCTTGGTGACCACGATTATCCAGTAATCCGTAGGGGACAGTATCAGGGGTTAATTGGGGTTGGTGGTCTTGTGTTGGCAAGGATACCTGAAGAAATAGTCGAACAACGCAAGCAGTATTTTCAAAATATTACTGCTGACCAAGTTAAAGCCGTTGATAACGATATTTTAAGGGAACAACGACCTGAGATGCCTGTTAACATTAACAGACAATCTCGTGTAACTTTTGGTGGTGGTCGTAAATCATAATTTTTTGATTAAAGCCATCGCTGTTAGTAATTGTTTAATATTAATGCCTAATTAAAAGGAGAAACTTATTATGGCTAATGTAAGTGAAAAGTTTGGTCTTAGACCTTATAAATCGCTCAATGGTGCTCCGTGGAATAACGCCCAAAATAGGTATACTATTGCAAGCAATTATGGTACAGCAATTTTCCAAGGAGACTTGGTTGTTCCAGTAGCTGCTGGTAATATCGAGAGATACGATGTTACAGCAAGTAGTGGTGCTGTAAAACCCATAGGAGTTTTCAATGGTGTTTTCTATACGGACCCAACCACGAAGAAACCAACATTTAGTAATTATTATCCTGGTAGTATTGTTGCCAGTGATATTGTTGCGAATGTGATTGATGACCCAAATACATTGTTTTTAATTGATTCAGATGAGGCTTTCACAAGAGCAGGTCTGTTTATTGGTTATAAAACAACAAATGTAACTGGTAATACAACAACTGGCATATCTAAAGTGCAATTAGATACAAGCACGGCAGATTCTACGAATGCAATTCCATTGCAAGCTGTAGATATATGTCAAGATGTTAATAACGAGGACACTAGTGCTGCAAACGCAAACATTATTGTTCGTATACAAAACCATTTTCTGAATCCACCTGCTGCTGCAGGGGATACAGGCGTATAAGGGAGATTTAATATGGCTATTTCAAGGGCACAATTGGTCAAAGAGCTAGAGCCTGGTTTAAATGCTCTCTTTGGCTTAGAATACAATCGTTATGAAAACGAGCACGCAGAAATCTTTACATCTGAAGCATCTGATAGAGCTTTTGAAGAAGAAGTAATGCTTAGTGGTTTTGGTAGTGCTCCAGTAAAAGAAGAAGGTAGTGCAGTCACTTTTGACCAAGCTACAGAATCTTTCACTGCGAGATACACTCACGAAACAATCGCTATGGCATTTGCTATCACTGAAGAAGCAATTGAAGATAATCTGTATGATAGATTAGCTGCAAGATACACAAGAGCTTTGGCTCGTTCTATGGCAAACACTAAACAAGTAAAAGCTGCAAATGTACTTAACAATGCATTTAATTCAAACTTTGCTGGTGGTGATGGTGTAGAACTTTGTTCAACTGCTCATCCAATCGCTACTGGTGGTACATTCGCAAACGAATTATCAACAGCAGCAGATTTATCAGAAACTTCATTGGAGCAATCTCTAATCGACATTGCTGCATTTGTTGATGAGAGAGGTCTAAAAATTGCGATGCAGGGTGTTAAACTGATTATTCCAAAAGAACTTCAGTTTACTGCTGAGAGAATTTTAAGGTCACCTCAGAGAGTAGGTACTGCTGATAATGATATTAACGCTATGGCTTCTATGGGTATGATGCCACAAGGTTATAGAGTTAATCATTACTTGACAGATACTGATGCTTTCTTTATTATGACGGATGCACCTAACGGAATGAAACAATTCGTTAGAAGTCCTATCAAAACTGCTATTGAAGGAGACTTTGATACTGGTAATGTTAGGTTTAAGGCGAGAGAGAGATACTCTTTTGGGTTCTCTGACCCAAGAGGAATTTTTGGCTCACCTGGTGCAGCTTAAATTTTTTTTTCTTCGTAAAAAAAAAGGGGACGAAAGTCCCCTTTTTTGTTTAAGTTAAATTTTTTTTCTATTAAAATTTTAGTCCAACAAGACCGACCTTACATTTTTCTATAGCATCAGTAAGAGTAGAGCTTTTAGCGACTGTAGTCCAATTAAATCCATTCCCCGTTTTATGTTCTGAGATTGACCACTTTTTGTCATTGTCAAATTTAGTTATCTGATACTTATCACCATATCTG